GATACGAAAGCTGTTAAACTTTGCGGCGGCAAGTCTGTAAGGAAAATGTCTGAGGGTAGCTTGACTGGTGCATTACTTGGTGGTGCCGCTCCTGCAGGCGCTGGCTTAGCGGGATTGGTTCAAGAACAAGAGCGCAAAAAGCGTATGGCTAAATATTTAGGCCCCGCACAACAAGCTCAAATGGCTTCACAACAAGCTCAAGCAACTGCTGCTCAGCCACCTAATGCAGCTGCAATGGCGGCAGCTCCTCCCCAAGATCCAATGGGCAACATGACTGGCATGCCTACTCAAAAACGTGGTGGTAAGGTAAAGAAATAATGCCTAGCAAATCGCAAGCACAAGAACGTTTAATGGCTGCTGCAGCACACAACCCTAAGTTTGCTAAAAAGGTGGGTGTGCCTACTAAAGTTGCTAAAGAATTCAACAAAGCCGACACTGGCGTAAAACTTAAATCACTACCAAAACGGATATCCGGCAGGGGGCGCTAAATGGCGTATAGCAACACAACTGGCAATACTACAATCAGTGTTGACCAGTTAATTTCGTATGCATTTCGTGATGCTGGTAAAGCAGCAGAAGAAATGACGCCCGAGTTAATTGGTGCTGCTAAACAAGCCCTGTTTTACAATCTACAAAACCTATCTAATTTAGGTGTTAACTTGTGGCTTTTGGAAAACCAATTGTATGGTGCTGTAACAGCGCAACAGCAATTAGTTTTACCAAAAACTACTATTGATGTACGTGAAGCAAACTGGGTTTATATTATCAACTCTCAGGCTTCTGAATATTTGCCTATTGATAACATTGAGTCCCCAGCGGTATTTGACCAGAATTTAGATCTGGTTTCTACTTCTACTGAAGGTGAAAATTGGTTTGGTTTGCAATACCAACAAGAGCAGCCTGTGTACTATGTGGGTTTTAACGGTTACGCTGAAAACGGCGGAACAACTACCTACAACTTTGCCTATGAAGTAAGCAACGACGGCACAACTTGGAAGACAGTACAACAGTTCCCAGCAACTACATTGTCCGATCGCCAATGGAAGTACTTTAACATTAGCACCACCCCAAATTATCAATTTTACCGTTTGCGCGAGACTGTAGCCACTACATTCTCAATCCGCCAAATGGTGTTCTCTACCAGTCAACAGGTCATTCCATTGGCCCGCTTAAACCGCGACGATTACTGGAACCTACCAAACAAACAGTTTCCATCGGTTCGCTCGCTTCAATACTGGTTTGACCGCACAATTGAGCCATCAATGTACCTATGGCCTGTGCCAAATAACGATTTTCAAATGTTTCAGCTGCTTGTCGAAAAACAAATGGAAGATGTTGGTTCATTGACAAACCAAATCTATGTTCCAGATCGTTGGATTAACTCTGTTCAAGCAACATTGTCTCATCGTTTGTCATTACAGCTTTCTGGTGTTGATCAGGCACGTATTCAGTATTTAGAAACCCTTGCAGAGAAGTATTTTATGCAAGCTAACAACGAAGAGCGTGATAAGTCACCAATCTACTTCCAACCTAACATAAGCTACTACACACGATGAGCGTCATAATGAACTACGATTCGCTGGTGCTTAATGTCCAGCAATACATGGAGCGTAATGATGTTGACTTCATTGCGCAGATTCCTAATCTGATTGCTTTGGCTGAGTCATGTATTGCGGCTGAATTAAAAACGTATTTGCAACTTATTGTTGTTGAAACAAATTTAGCTCAAAACCAAGAGGTTTTAAACAAACCTTCTCGTTGGCGCAAAACAGTGTCTATGAAAGTAAATGGGCAACCCATTTTGATTCGTAGTCAAGATTATGTGGCACAGTATATTTCTGAGTCTTCTGCTGGACAACCGTTGTATTACGCAGACTATGACTTTAATAACTGGAATTTTGCACCAACGCCAGACCAAGCATATCCAATTGAAATTATCTATTATGCTGAAATCCAACCTTTGGATAACAGCAACCAGCAAAACCTATGGACTGCTATTGCACCACAGGCAATGTTATATGGCACACTGCTACAAGCTCAAGGCTATTTAAAAGCCTTGGACAAACTGCCAGTTTGGAAACAATATTATACAGACGCAATTACGGCACTAAAAAAAGAAGACAATTCACGCCGTGTCGATCGCAATACTACGGTTCAGGAACCTTAAAACATGCCAACTCCAGTCTATACATCCCCCTTTACAGGTACAGTTGTAACCCCTACAGATGTTTCCTATTATCCGCTTACTTTTGGAACAAACCAAACGCTTCATTGGCCTTCTACTGTTAACAACCTGGAAGTTCCCGCTGCTCGTATTATAGATTGCATTGCAACTGCAGCTGGTTTAGCTATTGCTTTACCTGCAGGTAATCAAGGTTCCGTTGGTTCCGATATTTTGTTTCGTAATCTTGGTGGAGTTGATTTTTTAGTTACTGATATTGATGGTGGGGCTTCTTTTAACGTTCCTGTAGGCATATCTAAGTATGTTTATTTAACAGATAATTCAACAGAAGCCGGTATTTGGAATAACGTAACCTTTGCTGCAGGAACTTCAGTTGCAGATGCTGCTTCATTGCAAGGTGCTGGGCTAACTACTGTTAGTGGTAAATTAGCAACTACACAAAACATTGTAGACATTTCGGCTCCTCCAACTATTAATGATGCCAGTCGAGCCGCTACGTTTGTTTGGATTGGTGGTGCTGGCACAATTACGCTGCCAATTGCTTCATCGTTATCAAACGGTTGGTTTGTTGGGTTTAGAAATAACGGTACTGGCGCATTAACTATTAACCCACAGTCGCCAACTTTGTTAAATGGATTAGCAACTATTACTGCTAACCCAGGTGATTCTGGTTTTATTTTCTTTGATAGTGCGCTATCTTGTTTTTACACCGTTGGATTCACAGCCCCATCAAACATTACGTTTACTGCAGCAACATACGACGTTGACGCTATTATTGGAACATCGTTAAATTTAACGTCATTTGCGCCTATTATTCAAAACTATATTGCGCAATCTGGTACAAGAACTACAACGCTTAACGTTACATTGCCAGCTATTACTCAGCTATACGTGTTGTCTAATAACACAGCGCACACTAACTACAATATTACATTCCAAAATCAAGGTAGTAGCTCTCCAGCGTTAGTGTTATTAGCAGGTACAATTTTAACCGTGTTAAGTGACGGTACAAACTTGTATTCGTTAACACAAGCTACAACCGGTATTTTTTATGCCGCAAATGGAACCGCAGCAGTGCCGTCATTTTCGTTTAATGCGGACACCAATACAGGTATGTATTTGGTAGGAACAAACGTTTTAGGTTTTACAGGTAACGGCACTCAAATAGTAACAATGGATAATACCAACTTAGCCCAACCATTGGTAACAGTTACCGGGAGACTTACAGCAACGTCTATTAGTGGTGGAACGTTCTAATGCCGGCTGATAACCAGCAACAAGATACCTCACAATACACCTCGATTTATTCGCTGGCAATTCCAGCGGGGATCAAGCGTGATGGTACTGTCTTTCAAGCTGAAGAGTTTACAGACGGTGTCTGGTGTCGTTTTCAACGCGGCGACGCTAAAAAAATGGGTGGTTATCGCACATTGTTCCAAAGTCTAAGCGGTATTTACCGTGGTATGATTTCCCAGCCATCTGCTGGTGTTAACTACATTTTTGCTGGAAATTACAACGAGCTAGATGTATTTACTACTGGAATTAACTACGGTTCTGGAAGCGGCCCTTTTAAAGCCAACATGCTTTTAGGTACTACCTATGTTAACCTTGTATCTAATACCACTAGTTCATTTACCGTAGCAGGAAATGTAACAGCATTGTTTCCCGCAGCTACTCCGGTTATATTTGCGCAGTCTACTAGTCCTACAATTTACTATGTAACAACAGCTGTTTTTGGTGGTACTAATACGGTGGTTAGTTTTGGCGGCGGAACACTTAGTGGAACGGCTACTAAAGCCTGGATAGCTAACTCTATCTTTACCCCAGATCCTGCTGCTGGACCTTATCGGCTACTATGGCAGTTTGACTCACAGTTTAGCCCCCTTGGTGGTAATCTACAAATTATAGCCCACCCCGGCTACAATTTACAAAATATCGATAACGGTGCTTTAAGTCAAGTTATAGTGGGCAATATTACGCCCGACTCTAATAACAAATGGAACTTTACTGGACTATCTGATAGCGCCGGAACCAATCCGACTTACAAACCTATATCAGTTGACGGTGGTGTTTGCGTACTGTATCCATTTATTTTTGTATATGGATCTAACGGTTATATTGCAAATAACAACGTTAATTTAGGTTTATCCGATTATAGTACTCAAAGTTTTTATGACTGGAATGGATCTTTTGCCAACCAGACCAACATTGCGTCATCCAAAGTAGTTAAAGGTATGACAATGCGTGGCGGTACTAACTCACCGTCAGGCTTATTCTGGGCAACTGATAGTTTAATTCGTGTCACCTTTACAGGCACTGCGCCTTTGTATTGGAGATACGATATTGTTTCTAGCCAAATTTCTATTATGTCATCCTCTTCTATTGTTGAGATGGACGGTGTGTATTTTTGGATGGGTGTTGATAGATTCTACTTATACAACGGTAACGTCAGTGTTGTAGTAAATGATAAGAACGTAAACTGGTTGTTTGACAATCTTAACTACCAACAACGTCAAAAAGTGTGGGCTACTAAAGTTCCACGATACAACGAAATTTGGTTCTTTTATCCCCGTGGTACTGCTACTGAATGTACCGATGCTATCATTTATAATGTTAAAGATAAGCTCTGGTATGACGCTGGTCAGGCAGTAGGAGCACAACGCTCTTGTGGGTACACTACTGAGATTTTCCCGACACCTATTTGGGCTGACTGGAACTATGATCCAATTGTTGATCTTCCAGATGCTGTTATTGTGCATCCGGCAAGTTTGCCAGCACCGTCGGCTAATCAGTTTTATGTAGCTGGTAATCAAACACCAACTTTTAGTCCTGGTAGCTCAGTAACTCTAACTCCCGCTAATAGCTATCAAGCCACATACACTGTAACTGCTGCGCTCAATACGTATAACACTACTATTGGTACACCAGGTGTTACTTTGGTAACTTGCAATAAGTCTTTTTCTCCAACACTTACAGTGGGAACATTAGTGTACCCGATTGGTGGTGGGTATAACATTTGGCAGCATGAGTTTGGTCAAAACCAAATTAACTTAAACACCGAAGAAGCTGTGTACTCCAGCATTACAACTAGTGATATTAGCTGGTTAACTGGTAACCCAAGCCAAGACGCTAGACAAGGTATTAACCGCCGTATGCATTTACGCCGGGTTGAGCCTAATTTTTTGCAAGCTGGCACTATGGGATTGACCATTTTAGGACGTAAGTTTGCTGGCGGCCAAAATGAAGAAAACTCAGGACCTTTTTACTTTACACAAGAAACAGGTAAAATTGACCTTCGTGTTGAGCACCGTTTGGTTCGTTTAAAGTTTGTTTCCAATGAAATCAATGGCAACTTTGAAATGGGTCGTAACCTAATTACATGCGAGTTTGGTGATGAGCGCCCCTAGTATTGAACCGTTTTTCCCCTTTAATCCAGATTATATGGATTGGGAAGATTGGAACGGTAACTTTGTAATATATTACGGTCAAGAAAACATTACGTATTACCCAGAAAATGAATGGCAGATGATGGCTAACAGTTTAGCCCAAACACCAACATTTGCTTCTTACCCAGTCCCAGGCCCAGAAGGTTTTGAAACTTGGCAAGATTGGGCAAACGAAGTAACAACTATTATTAACGGTCCAAGCTATTGATTTAGGGCAAAAAACACCTTTTTTGTGCATTAGTATAGTTATAAATAATTTATGACAGATCAAGAACAATTCGTATATAACCTGTACAAAAATGTACTAGGTCGTGAACCCGATCAGGGGGGCTTTGCTGTTAATTTGCAAGCTCTTCAATCTGGTCGCGTTGATGCGACCACTTTGGCTGCAGACTTTGCAAATAGTGCTGAGGCAAAAACTAATAACATTCCTGAAGCTCAAGAACAAGCGGCGGCAGCTCAAACTTTTAACTCTGCCCCTTCAGGTGTTGTAAGAACAGGACAAGCTGCCCCATTTACTAGCGGTGTAGTTGAACGTTCTTACCCAAACGGGGTTGTAAATTACACTCCAAACGGATCTAGCTTTATAAAGCCTACTGCAGCTGGTAATGGTGAAGAAGGAAACCTGAGTAGTTTTGGTATTGACATTAATGCTTTAGATCCTAATAATTATTTTATTAACGGCGGTGAATGGGTTTTACCACAACAAGACGGATCTGTTCTTCATGCTAACTCCGAAGGCAAAATAACAGGTTACGAAGGGCCGCTTTCTACCTATGGTAATGACCCGTCTTTAATAAGTAAAGGTTATAGAAACATACCTTATTCCAATACGTCCCTGATATATCAAATGGACGAAAACGGTATGGTGACCGTTAACGGTTTTAAAGTTCCGTTGACGGGAAAAGAAGTTGCCTTGAACAGTCAGGGCAAACCAATGGTAGATACACACGGTGAGACTATTGCCATTCAAGCACTAACCCCACAATCAACAAGTGGACTTGGTAATTTTATGTATGCCGCAATGCCAATGATTATGTTGGCTATTGCAACTGGTGGCGCTGGAGCTGGAGCAGCATTAGGTGGTATGATTTTGGGAGAAGGCGCGGTCGGTGCTGCAACATTAGGTTCAGCAATGATTGGTTCTGCAACATCTGCTCTTAATGCGTCTATAAGTGGTGGAAACGTAGGACAAGCAGCTTTAAAAGGCGCCATTGGTGGTGCCATTGGTGCAAATTCTCTTGATATTGCAGCAAACATAGTTGGTGGCGGTGATGCCAGTGCTGGTATGGCTACCATTGGTGATATTGCCAGTGCTACAGGCCAAACCACAGCACAAATTTCAAACATAATTACCAACACAATAGCAACCGTAACAACTGCTGCAGCGACCGGTCAATTTAACGGTGACATTTTATCAGCAATTGGTAGCACGTTAGCCGGGACAGTAGTGGGCAACTACGCTGGTTCTGTAACTGCAAACATTTTGCCAGACACATTAAGCAATGTGGCTAAAGCAGTAGGTGGTGTTGCAAACGTTGCTACCAAGGCAGCAGTAAGTGGTAAAGATATTAACACTGCTATTACTAATAGCGCTGGTTACATTATTGGTAACGCCGCCGCATCAACGGCAAATAGTGCTATTAACGGCGCTGTTAATAACATTAAAACAGCAATTGAAAACCAACAACAAAATCAAGGTAACAGTGAGCCTGTTAAGGTTTCTGATGCTATGTTTAACGATTTGGTGGCTGCGTTTGGTGGTGATAAACAAACCGCCGATGATTTTTTAAAATCTGAAAATGCTGTTGTTGCATCAAATAATGAAACAAATACAAAAGTTAGTACAGATGCAGCAGGAACAACAAGCAATACTAACTCAACACCTAATATTAGCAGCACTGGAACAATTTCTGATGCTGCAGAAGGCACAATATTAGATAAAAATTATCAATCAACAAATGATATTAATAACGCTGCTTATCGTGTAGAAGCTAGTGGCAAAGTAATTCCGTATGATGAGTGGAAAGCTGCTACAGACAACAATCAAACGTATACCGTTGATAATATGACCCCAACGGGGGTTACTTTAGAGTTTGTTCAAGATCCCAATTCCCCTAAAGTAATTGGGGCCGAGGTAACAAAAACAGAAAAATTTGTAGATGGCGCTAAAAATACATATATTAAAAA